CCGAAACTCCTCCCTGGAAAAATGCGGCACATTGTCCCACCAGCTCCCTGCACCGCCCGTGGCCGCCGTAACTGTATCCGCCGGGCGGAAGCTCCCTGCCTCTACAGCGGCCAGCAGGGCCGCCTGTGTGGCCTCCCCAGCGATGCCGTCCGCATCTAGGCCAGAATTGGCCTGGAAATCGGCAATCGCTGCCTCGGTGCGCTTGCCTGTCAGTCCGTCGATGGTACCAGGACTGTAGCCCAGATAGGCAAGCAGGCATTGGATCTGATATACTGTCACAAAATCACCTCCATATCTCTCGTCGCACCGGCAGCACGGCTCCCAGTTGCGGGGGCCGTACCGGTGCTTGCAGCCGTCACACATCATGTCAGCAGTTCGGCCAGTGCCTGATACTGTGCTTTTGTCAGCCGGTCATTGGCATAGTAGACATCGATTTTGACTTTCAGGTCTTCCAGCTTTTCCGTGTCACCAGATGCCTTATACTTTGCGGCCAGCCTCTTGCACAGGTTAAAAATCAGCATTGCTTATTCCTCCTCTCCATTCAACAGCTCGATCATGCAGATGCGCTCTTCGTGATCGGCGGCCAACTCCAGGAGCATGGCTTCTGTAGTACCGGCTGCAGCCGTTTCTTCGACGGCTTGCCGGTCGGCAAATTCCTCTTTGGCCTTCGCCAGCCAAGCACTTGGCTTGGCGTTTACCCGCTTTTTGGCAATCGCCAGCGGGCTGCGGATAAACACAGGGTATTCGTCCGCCGTGTATCTTGTCTGGGTGTTGCCCTCTGCGTCTGTCGTTTGTGCTTCTTCGATATTTTCCCGGAAATAGGCGATCGCTCCGCCTGGGGCGGCCACGACCTCCCTTGTCTTAGGCCACTCGCTGTACTCGGTTTTTGCTGTCATTGGAAATTAACCTCCTGCATTTCTTTATGGACACGTTTGGGTAAACGTAATCCCGCCTAAAATTGTAACTGTTGCAGTGCTTCAGGATGCCCATGTAAGACACGACGCCCTGCGCCATATGCACGGACAAGTGTGTCGCAGCTCTGCGCATTTTTCTGGCAATGCGATACATCAGGCGCTTTGCCAGGATGGTAAAACCTGGAAAAAATCGATACGATAGGAACGGAAGTCCACGTAGGCTTATTCTGAAAACTTGCCAAGTGCGCTTCAATTTCATTCCAAATTCTGCCAGCCGCATCGCCATGTGCTGAATTGCTTTACGCAGGTGCCTCTTGTTGTGGCTCACCAGTCCCACATCGTCCATGTAACGGGCAAACTTGACGTCCGGGAATTTCCGCCTTAGCTCGTGATCGATCTCCATCAGCGCCACATTGGCAAGCCAATGGCTGACCGGGAACCCGATTGCAAGGCCGGCTCCTGTGTCGCTCATAGCTGCCATCATCTGCGCTGCAAAATTAACAAACCGGTCATCCTTGAAAATCCGCCGGAGGCCCCGCAGCACTACCCAGTGTGGGGCGGTTTCATAAAAATGATGTATGTCTGTCACGCCGCCCCATTTAGGCGGTCTTGAACATTTTAGCCACTTCTTCAGCGCCTCCACTGCTCTGGATTGTCCTGCTTTTGGGATCGAGCCGCAGTTATAGTAATAATTGCGACGCACGATATAGGGAGCGGCAACAATCAACCACGCCTGCATTGCTGCTTGATCTTCCAGGCATGGTATTTCTAGGTGCCTAGTCTTACCCTTGTGAGAGTCCTTGATATAGGCTTCCCTTGGCGTATGGAACACATATGAACCGCTTTTCAGCTTTGCGCTTAGTTCGGCACCGTATTTTTCGGCGGACTTGGCAATATGTCGTGCCATTTTATTGTCCGGCTTATTCCTGCCCATTTCCCGCTCTGCTTGGATGCAGTTCTCCAGCGTAACCATCTGCTCGTAAAGGAAACCTACTCTTTTTGGCATCTTTTACCTCTCTCTTGCCTGCACGGACGTTCGAGACTTAACCTACTAGACCGTGTCCCTGACCCGTGTTTACGCACGGGCGGCTATAATTTTCACCAAGGGGTGAGGCTCGCAGACGCTGATGCTTCGTTTTCCCAGCGTCAAGAGAGTGGGGCAGCCGCCGTAGTTCCAGTTCGAGTTCCCGGCGGAGTTGTTCCAGTTCGCATAGAGGCCGTCGTTCGCACCATTGTTCGCATTACCGCCGAACAGCAGGCCGAACCAAACCCGGGGCCGTTTGCCTCTGTGAGCCTTGTAGAGTTTTGAAGTGTGGTTCTATGTTTTTATGTCAAGGGGGTGTGCGCACCCCTTGACAATCCCCCTCAGGGGGTTTTGAGAGTGGGGCAGCCGCCGCAGTCCCAGTTCGAGTTCCCGGCGGAGGCGCCCCAGAACGCATAGAGGCCGCCGGCCGCACCACTGCTCGCATCACCGCCGAACAGCAGGATGGTGTTCGCAGTGGTGTTAACCCAGAAATAATCCCCTTCGGGGTTCGTGGAGTTGCCACCGACTTCCGTGCAGAAAATCGGGGCTGACAGGACACCAGAGCGAGATAGGAAACCGAGGGTTTTAATCCACCCGCCAGCATCGGCCAAAGCGATACCCGTGTCGGTGTGGTTGGCGGTGCTGATTGCATCGTAACCGTCTGCATCCTTCGCATCCTTGGCAAGCCAAACGTGGTTCGTTGTTGCCTGGTGGTAAGCGCCCAGCACATACAACCAGAGGTTGCCCCAAAAAACTTCCCCACGGTAGTAGCAGTCTGCTTTTCCGTTTGTGCCGATGTAGCCGGAGGCGGAACCGATGGCCTCGTCTGCTACGTTGATGCGGCCGTGTATCGACCAATAGTTTGCCGTTGTGACGGTCACAGCTGCGTCCAGCGTGACGTCCACCAGAGTGCTGTCGTCGGCGTCATCAGCAACCGAGACTATGTAGCGGCTTGCCACCTGTACGCCACCGTTGGCCGTGCCGATGTCAAAGATGGCGTTGGGAATGCAGTGGCCTGCGTTGGCTTTCAGGACTTTGACAACTGTGGAGCCAGTAGCAGCGGCCTGAATTAGATCGCTGGATTCCTGGTATAGGCTCGATACGCCGTCCCCCCACGCACTCTGTACGTTGAAATCGGCGGCCTCAATGATGGCCATAAGGATGGATCCGTCAAGCGTGAAAATGCTGTCCAGGGTCATGCCTGCGTTCTTGGCGTAGGTGTGAATATTGCTGATTGCCGTTCGTTTGCAGGGCATACCGGGCTTCGGGAGCAGAATGGTTTTCTCGGTGCCGTCAATGGTGCGTGTCTCAGATACGCCCCGCCACCTGCCTCGGATGAGAGGCTTGTAGTGGACGTACCCGCCCACGGCCTTGTCGGTAATATCAAAATACCTGTAGCCATCGCCGCCGTCGTAGGATGTTCCCCAAAACTCCGGGCGGTACTTCCAAACGCCGTTTTCGTGGGTGTAGCTGAAGTCTGGGTCGCCCTCCCACGCAATGACGCAATCGAGGATGTCATCTCCGTCGCCAAGGGCAAGGTAAGCGTCCAGGTCAATGTTGCATAGCTTGCACCCCGACCACGGGTAGATGTCGTCGAAGGGGTTGCTGTAGTTCGCATTCACGCTGCCACGATGGGCGAAATTCGTGAGTGTCGTGGTTATTCCCGCCGCATCGCCTGTCCGTTCCATCTGGTGGGTAGTTTTATTCCAGCGGGCGCCATAGTGATGGGGGCTTTGCTGCAGGTCACGGATGTTGTCAACAAAAGCATCGTGGTCGTAGCACGTGAAACAGCGTGCGGCAATTTCTCCCGACTGCCAGGCTTTGGCGGTTGTTCCGCCGAAGCCTCTGACGCAGCCGGTCAAGGTTGTGCCGGACATTCCGGCATAGTAGATGACTTCTGCGTCATCATCCGTGCCGATCGTCGCCAGGTTCGGTGGATCCGGCAAGCCGTTGATTGATGCAAGAGGAATCGATGTTGCTGTGTCGGTAATGTCCGCCGTGAGTAGCGTCTCCCGTGAATTGTTTGCGCCATAAAACATTTCTTTCATACTGTGTTGTCTCCTCTCGATTGTATAAACCCCTGGATCATCATGTCAATCGTCACGTAGGCCAGCGTGTTCGGCTTGACTTCGATGGATTGCCATGCGCCACGGGAAATTTTCCCGCTACTGCCCGTCAGGTAATCCGTTATGTCCATTTCTGTGTTTGGCTCGACCTCGCACTTGTATTCGCCATTGACATACAGCGCTGCAGCCGATGGGCTGCCGAACGTAAAGATTCCCTGCTCTATGCTGTGTGTATGGTTTGGAATTTCGACTGTGTGTTTGTGCTCCCCGATGGTCACGGAATGCGTGTGATTCGGAATCGTGATCGTATGGCTGTGATTGCCGATGGACACAGTGTGAGAATGGTTGCCGATGGACACTGTATGGGAATGGTTGCCGATGGTCACAGAGTGCGTGTGGCTTGGAATCGAAATGACGTGCGTGTGATTCGGAATCGAGAACTGGTGATAATGAAGGCCAAAGTAATGGCGGTGGCTTCCGGATCCTGATGCGTAGTCCGTGTAGGATGTACCTTTGGGATATGTTGTAGAAGCCCCTTCGTATTTGCCACCTATTGCAGAAAGTGATTTGGAACCACCATCTCCAGAGGTGACCGTCGTACCGCCGCCACTGCTAGACGTTACCGATGCCCCGCCGCCGCTGCTGGAGGTGACGGAGGTGCTGCCGCCATTGCTCGATGTGACCGTCGTACTGCCGCCACTGGTAGATGTGACTGTTGTGCTACCGCCGGCAGATGATGTGGCCGTCGTTTTTCCGCCGCCGGAAGTAGACTTGGAGTAGGAACGGAAGGCCGACAGGCTGATCTTCACCTTCACGGCGTTGACAATTCGCATTTCCGACGGAATGTAGAAGTTCAGTTTTGCAGCAACATCTGCCGTTGCGTTTGCCTGGACGCTCTGGGCATAGATCTGCGTCGCTCCCTGGGAATAGACCTGCTCAATGCGTTGCCTGTCCGCCAAGTCGGCAATGGTGGAGGCGACATCACACGCCTTTGTTGCCAGCGTAATGGTCATGTCGCCCACATTGTCGTAGTTCCTTGTGATCGCTGTGATGTAGGTTTTCGTCCCATCGCCTGCGAACTTGGCAATCTTTCCAACCGCCGCTTTGTCCAGGTCGTCATTTGTCAGCTCGTACAGATCCGCCACCGAGAACGTCTTTGCCGCAGTCGGCTCCTGCAGCTCATCCAGGCACTTCTGGCCATAGGCTTTCAGGCTCGCTGCGTCTTCAAACCGGCGGTCAACCAGGATGCGGGTAATCAGGCCGTACTCGTTGATTTTTTCCTGGGGTGCAAGCAGGTAAGGTAGGCCATTGTTTACCTCTGATATCGTCAACTGATTCACGCCTTCGCCGTAGCCTAGACAGTACAGCTTTGTGCACACCTCCTGTGCTGCCCTCTCCTCTGTGTATGACAGCAGGTTCTTCTCCGCCCGGATGTAGAACTGTGGAGCCTGTTCAGTGTCGATTTTCCGCAGGGACAGCCGCCACGGGTAGACGCTTGTGTCGTAAGTCCACATATACGGTTCTGGTAACATGTTCGGCACTGAGAACAGCGCTGTTAGGAGATTCTCATTTTCAAAGGCATACTCGAATTGCCTGTCAAAATCGCAGACATCCAGCACCCAGTTTCGCACGTGCTGTTTCGACAGGATGTAGTTGATAACGTCTGCCGTGTATGTCCCCAGGTTACCGACCACGCATTGCCCGAAGATGACATCGTCGATCAGGGTGGCGATGACGTGTTCGCACTGATATTTCACAGCCGCCGTCTCTTCCTGTGTTGCCGTTGGCGAAACAATGCGGTAAAGCTGGCCGCCATCGTTTCTGACATAGTGGAACGGTTTACAGTAGGAATTCTTCGCATCGTTGCCCGGCAGCGAGAATTCAAACGACGGGACAGCGTTCATTTCTTCGGTTTCCGTCCTGCCGAACGCATTTTGCAGGATCGCCGTCTTTCTGCGGCTCAGGTCAAAAACTTCCAGCATCACAGATACCTCACAGATACCTCTCTGTGTACAACATCGTTACAGACAGCCCTCTGGCCCCGACTGCGTCCACCTGGATCTCTTCCACCGGACGGCTCAGGATCACCCATTCGCCTTCGTGCTTGTCCAGGGCGTTTTCATCGTCAAGCAGCACCAGGTAATTGTCGCTGTCGATTACTAGCTTCCCGCCTGCCGGTATGGACGCATCAACGGTCAGGTGCAATGTTTCAAAGATAGCGGTTGACACAATGCAGCTCAGGGTTGCGTAGCAGGTAATCTCGGATGCGGTATATTTTCCCAGTATGTCGGCGGCACATAGGAATCTGTCGCTCAGTGTATCGGAAATATATTTGTCGCCGCCAATTTCAACTGCGGCGGCAAGGCTGGCGAGCATTTCGCCAATGATGTGACAGTCTTTCTGCACAGCAGCGATCGCTGCAAATGTGTCGCTGATGCAGATATCTGTCGGCACAAGCGGCAGGTTGTACTTCGCAAGGTTGAAGCGAGGGTGCGTCCTGGCTCTGTAGATGTAGTAGTTCGCACACAGGATTGTGCTTTCCTCCACCACTTCCGCCGCTGCCATTTCTCCTGTTACGGCGCACACGATCGTGGCAGATGCGGCAAAGGCCGCCGCCGGGGCCAGTGTCGGGTAGATATCCTCCTGCAGCTCGACAGACGATTCTACTGTTGCCGCCATTATTTCGCTTCCATTTACATCTGCTGTTTTATCCCGCAGATTGAACCGTCCAAGGTTAAATTTGCAGCGGTTGAACATCTCAATTCACCGCCAAGCTCAATCCGCCTGCCGAAATGGTCACGAGGAGACCAACACGCATTAGCTTTGCCGGAGACTTTGCCTTGAAAAAAATAGCGTTCCCGGCAGATTTTGCATCCATAATCACTGTGTCTGCCCATGTACCCCACAGTTCTGTTGCACGGGCTGTTGACACGTCCTCAGTTGTCCAGATCTTGCATTCGTTTGTGGACTGCTGCTGCGGCGACGAAAAGCTGAGCGGGATTCTGGCGTAGCTGCTACCAGACAGTTCCTTCCCGGCGCTGTCTGGATCCCCGTCATATAGTGCAAGATATGGCGTGATTCCGTCCAGCGCAGTACCTCGCAGCATATTCAGCACGTTTTTTTTGAAATATTCGCTCATATTGCCTGTGAGGTACCATTTTGCCTCGCCCGCCACAATGACCGGTGCTTCCTGCGCCTCGATCTCTTGCCCGTCAGACATGGCACCGTAGACGTACATATTGCCGCCGGTCAGAGCGTCAAAGATGCCCAGGTGTGTCACCGTCCCGGCTGCGCTAGGAGCGATCGGAAAAGCAACGTCAGCCGCATTCTTGATGCCAATGCCACCCTCCATCTCTTCCGGGGCGGAAAATGTGATTATCTGTCGCTTGTATCCCGTATAGGACACTTCGGTTCCCTCTCCTGTTTCTCCTGGGTCAGTCAGGAACAGCCCGACATATACACTTGTCGGTGCTGCGGCCTTAATGCCTCGCAGCGTGTTCAGTATCAGCGTCTCAAAATAGTTTGTTGCGTACACGATTAGCCCCTCCGTTTTCTGATTGTGATCTGGATGCCCGTGGCGGCGCTTGCTCCATTGTTTGTTATTTCAATCCTTGTTGGTGTGTCGGCAGTCCCGGCATAGTTCGGCTTTAACGTTTTTGCTGCCGCAAAGATGACGTTTTTCGTTTCCCCATATGCAAACGGCTCGCAGGTGAAAGTAAGGGGGAAATAGAGACCTATGCCTCCTATGCGTTCGATTTCCGCTGCATCGTAGATCCGGCCGACATAGTATTTGTCCGGTTCGTCCCAAAATGTGATTTTGTCCTTTGCCGACAGAATGTAGGCGAGCTCCCGCTTATCCGATGCAGTAAGCGAGCGGATGGTGTCGCACTCGACAACGATTGTGCGTTCATCGTAGTATTTTGCCCCGAAGTCATAGGTACCTGACCTGGCCGGAATTGTGATTTTGCGCTCACGCAGCGCAGGTTTGAGGATTCCGTGTTTTTGACGGATCCTCAAACCGTATGCGGTGTACATATCTGTCTGACCGAACTCAAAAGAGTACTTATGCAAGCGACAGCACCCCCTTGTACCTTAGTTGCTGCTGGATACGCCCTGCAAGCGTGTCGCCAATAGACTGTGCTTCTGCTGTGGTGCCGATGCCCCCGGTGATGTAGATATTGATCCCGCCCAGTGATGTGGAGTTGTTTGTCACGGTTGACGTGTTCGTCACGCTTGTGGCAAGTTTTTTCTCTTCCGCTTTCAGCTTTGTCTGCATTCCTGCAAAAACGCTGTCGGTCTCGGTGTTGAAGCCCTCGCCAATACCGGCGGCCATCATCTTGCCGATTTCGTCCCGGAATTTTGTGGATGGAGAGTGAATGCCCAGCGCCCTCTTGGCAGCGGACAGGAGGCTGCTTGCCAGGCTCGAAACCTGCTCTGTCAGCCATCCCCAGCCGGATGATAGCCCGCTCCAGATGCCAGTCACGATATTGTAGCCTACTTCGGCGAAAGACGAAAACCAGCCCGAAATAACCGACAAGATGTTCGACATAAGGGAGGAAACAAATCCGCCGATTTCTGCCAGAGCCTCCCCGCCACGGGTGATCAGCTGGCTGAAAAGGTCTCTTCCGACTTCCGCCATGCTCCCACGGAAATTCCGCAGCCCCTCCATCATGGCGTTGGCAATCTGAGGCATAGCACCGCCGATCGTGACGATAATCTGCGGCAGATTTGTGACCAGCGCCACCAGCAGGTCAACGCCGCAGAGCACAATTTTCGGGATCAGCTCTGTCAACCCGTTCGTCATTGCATCAATGATTTGTGGGAGCGCTGCGACAATTCCCTCAATGATTGTCGGCAAATCCTCAACCAGTGCAGTGAAAACTGTAACCCCGCATTCCGCTATGGACGGAATAAGGGCAACCAGCGCATCAGCAATGCCCTGGACGATTTGCGGGAGCGCTGCAACGATTGTCGGCAGCGCATTGATAAGCCCAGTTGCCACACCGCTCACGATCTGCATTACGGCTTCAATGAGCGTCGGCAAATTCTCCACCAGCGTTGTGGCGAAGGTTGTGACGATCTCCACGATCGTCGGGACAAGCTCCGGGGTTGCTTCGGCGATCCCCTGAGCAAGCGTGCTTATAAGCTGCACGGAAGCCTCCAGCACCAAGGGAAGGGCGGAAACAATACTGTCAACCAAGGACAGGATGATGCTGCTGGCTGTGGCTGTAAGCTCTGGCAGGGCGGTGATGATGCCTTCGAGCAGAGACTCTAAAATGCTGACGCCTGTTTCCAGTAGGCCCGGCAGAAGCGGCGCAACTGCCTCTACCATCCCGTTGATTGCATCAGGAAGCACCTTTGCAAGGTTTTCAACGATTGGCGTGATGTTCTTCGTGACCAGGCCGAAGGAGTTGACAACATTGTCTATCAGCCCATCTATTTCCGCTTCTTCGTTTCCCAGCCCCGCCAGCAGGTTGGAGAAGGACGATTTCAGCATCCCGATTGAGCCGGAAATGGTGCCCTCTGCCTCTGCGGCCGTCGTGCCTGCAATGCCCATCTCCTCCTGAATGGTGTGGATTGCATCAATGATGTCCGCATAGCTGCTTATGTCATACTCAACGCCGGAGATCGCTTGCGCATCAGTGAGCAACCGCTGCATTTCTTCCTTTGTCCCACCGTAGCCCAGCTTTAGATTGTCGAGCATATTGTACTGGCCCTTCGCAAAACCGGAATAGGCGTTCTGTATGCTCTCCATGCTGGTTCCCATTTTGTTGGCGTTGTCCGACATATCCGTGATTGCCGTGTCGGCATACTTTGCTGCCTTCTCTGTGTCCCCGCCAAGGCTCGAAATGAGTGAAGCGGAGAAGCCTGTTACGGTCTCCATGTACTCGTTGGCAGACAGTCCGGCTGTTTTGTATGCGTTGGCCGCATTGTCAAAGACTGTGTTCTGGGCTTTCGTGAGGCTGTCATACTCGGCTTGCACATCTGACACGGATTTGCCAACGGAGGCAGCGTATTCCTCCACGGACGCTGCTTCTGTGCCAAACAACGTCTTCACGCCGCCGGAAAGTTGCTCATAGTCTGCATATGCTGACACGACTTCTTTCCCAAGTTTTACCGCACCGGCTGCCAGTGCGGCAGTCGCTGCTGCAGCCGCTTCAGCGGCGACCGTGGCAACCTTTTTCAGTGTGTTGCCGAAGTTCTCCCATTTGGCCCTGCTGCTTTCCACGTTTGTGCCGGATTCCTTTGCGCCTTTTCCGGCATTCCGTATTTCTGCATCCGTTTTCGCAGATTGCTCCTGCAGATCCTGCAGTGTCAGCTCTGTCTTCTCGACCTCACGTTGAAACGACCTGTACTGCTCTTCCCCGATTTGCTTGTTCGCAAATTGCTCTTCAACCTGTTCTTGTACAGATTTTAGCCGCTGCAGTTTTTCCGATGTCGTTTCGATCTGCTTTGCCAGCACGGTTTGCTTCTGCGCCAGAAGGGTCGTGTTTGTCGGGTCGAGTTTGAGCAGGCGGTCAAGTTCCCGAAGCTCTGATTTCAGGTTGGCTGCGCTACTGTTGACGTCTTTCAGCGCCTTCTGGAGCGGCTGCGCATCGCCGCCGATCTCGATTGTGATTCCCTTGACTTTTCCAGCCATACGTGTCGCCTCCTTTCGGCCACGTCAAAATGCGTCAAAGTCTGCTTGTGTGGCGTCTACGGCGTCCGGCGACGGTGGGGTTTCGTATAGCAGCAGATCCAGCAGACTTCCAATCGTGAAAAATTCGAGGTCGGCGATGCGGACACCGATACGTAAAGCCCCACGGATCAACATTTCCGTGGGGCTTTCAATTTCAGTGTCAGTACTCGCATCGCCGCTTACCCGTTTTTTGATGTGCTGCTCATGCTCTCAATGTAGAGCGTCATCGCCTCCATTGCTGCTTCCCTGAGGGGAAAGGAGTCAAGCGTGTCCAACCACTCCATCGGGGGCGGCAGAGATGGATCCGCCGCCTTAATCAGCAGCCACACCATGTCATACACGATGCCCAGGTCAATCTTTGCGATGTCCCATCCGCCGTCCTCTGTCTGTGCGCCTTGCAGTGCCTTGACGTCTTCCAGCAGGTCACGGCCAAACTGAGCTTTGTACTTCAACATGTTCGCAGCGGTGGACTTCATTTTGTACTCCTGGCCGCCAATGGTTACAACCTTTTCCATTGAATCACCTGCTAGGCGGAGGCAGCGGAGGCAGCGTACACGGCCTCAAACCAGCTGTTGTAGGTAGCGTCCGGGGTGCTCTCCGTCGTGCGGGCCTTCACTCTGCCGTCCGAGAGCGGCTTGACAGTGATGGACAGGGATTCGGTTTTCGGCTCTGCGGTGTTGCTCTTGGTACTGCCCTCGACGTTCGGTCGAGTGGCCTTGCAGTTGTACAACACGTGCCGGGTCTTCTTCGCATCGCCATCGAATTCGAACATCATGGCAAAGCGCTCCGGCTGCACATTCGCATTTTCGGTGTAGACCTCGTTTTCGTCCGCCGTCTCGCCCATGATCTCTTTGTTAAACCAGTCCGGGATCAGGGCAATTTCCAGAGTGCCTTCGTAGCCGTTGTTCTGGATGGATGTATAGTACTCGATGTCGTCAGCGTAGAAAGCCGTTTTTTCGCCGACAGGTGGCAGGGACAGGGAGACGGCACCGGGAATTTTCTTCGGCGTGGCGAACGTGACTTTGCCTTCGTCGTCTTCGGTCAGCTTCGCAACGTGCACGTTTTTCAGGCCGTATTTGACTTTGTTCATGTTTTAACCTCCAATTCTTCGATTTCGTAGGTAATTTGGTACAGGCGTTCTTCCTTGACGTAGGTTTCATCTGCCACTTCATACGGAATGCAGATTTCATCTAGTGCGGACTCCAGCGACTGCTCCGCTTCGGCTGACTTTCGCTCTGTGCAGAGCATTATTTGCCAGCGGTTCGTTTTTTGGAAGGTCTTATCGTCCGCATATAACGCCGTGGATCTTGTGCGTACAAACAGGACGAATGGGGGCGATGGCGTGCTGATGAAATGGTCGTAGGCGGTTGGAAACCCCGTCTCCGCCAAAATGTCAAGCAGCCGCTCTGCATCTAGGCCGCCACCTGCGGCGGTAGAATTTGACATTGTGCTACCTCCTGACTGTCGCCCGGATCTTGTCTTCCAGTTTCTTCTTTGCCTTCTCTTCGGCTGCCGCAATATGCGGGCGGGCTGCGGTAAAGGATCCGTCACGGTTTGCGTGGCCGTACTCCAGCAGGTGGGTCAGCTGATAATCTGTGGCGTTGTAGACAACCATGCGGCGGTCAGTTCCGCCGTCGTAGATCATCTTTGCCCGCCAGCCACGGCGGTATTTCCCACGCTTCTTCCCGTGTGCCTTTACCGGGCTTGTCTGCTTCAGTAGAGCAACGGTAGAATCAGCCGTTTCCAGGACGGCTTTTTTTACTTCTTCCGTCACCTCGTCGGAGTAGGCTTCCAGTGCGTCCATAAGCTCCGCTTGCCAGTCTTCGCTCATACGTTCCCCGTCCTTTCTGACAGGTGCAGTTCGATTCTGTCGCCCTTGACATAGGTTCGGTATACCGTCAGCCTTTTCCCGTTAATGACTGCCGTTTTCTCTCCGCTGTACTCTGCAGTGTAAATTTCCACGGTGCAGGACGGCTTGATGCCCAGCTTTCCGGCTGCCATAAATTCCGCTGATGTTGCGCTTTTCAGCGTTCCGAAAACGGCCGTTGACTGGCCGACGGCGACTTCGTTCCCGTTTGTGTCGATGCTGTACGTTTCCTCGCCTTCCAGCGTGACAACCACGTCAATCATCGCTGCCACCTGCCAGACACAGCGCACATTTCAGGTAGTCATATGCGCTGCGGTACTTTTCCGCATCTTCCAAGTAGCCGAAGTTCGCCTTTGCATACAGAATCACCGCCCGAACAAGTAGAGGGTCGCCCGAAACATCAGGTGACCCTCCATTGTCCGGAATGGCAATACCGACAAGGCGCAGATCGGCAATCGCTGCATTGATCACATCGGCCACTTCGTCGTCGAACGCATTCCCGCTGATGCGCAACGCCAGCTTTACCTTGTCAAGCATTGCTTTGGCCTCCTGCTATCAGGCAGTGGCCTTAACCAGCTTCACGACAGCCTCGCCGATCGCAGGGGCGCAGTCGAAGATCGCAATGCCGCTGTACTGGTAGCTGTTGCTGGTGATTTCATATGCGCTCTTCACGTTGACGTCCTCGGCAAGGTTGGCACAAACTTTGCTGTAGTCTCCCAGGAAGGCTTCGTGGTCTGCCACATAGTCGGACAGCAGCACCTGGTAGCCATAGACATAGTAGGTGCCGTTCTGCACAGTGACAATGTGATTCTTGCTGGTGTCCATGAGCGGCATAAAATCGACGAACAGGGTCTTCTTGTTCATTGCGAACTTTGCGTTCTGGTCGTATCCGGCGGGCAGAAGTCCGATCACGGTCTGCACATTTGCGGCAGTGAGGGACGCAGAAGCCGCCACGGTGACGCTGTTTGTCGCACCCCAGGTATTCGCCTTGTCGATGCCCTTCGGTTCGGTGGATCCGGCACCGTTGATGAGAAGATCCTCGATCTTCCTGGCGATTGCCGATGCCAGCATATCGGTGAGCCACCCTTCAAACGCCGTAATGCTCATCGTCATCACCGTGTCGGAGATCTGCACCAGCTTGATGATCTCATAGCCGGACAACTGCACGGTTGCCAGCGTGTCGACGGCTGCGGTGATGGCCGCATTCTCTTTATGGATTGCGGCTGCATTGTTCGTGCCTTCCACCGCAAACTTCACCGCCCCCTTGACGTGCAGAAGGGTGACCTCGTTCAGCATAGGCGCAAGCGTCTTGATCTTGCTGATGATCTCATTCGCCACCTGGGTGGGGATTACTTCTGCCCCGGCCCCGGTGGCATTGCTGTACGCACGCTTCTCTACATCGTTCAGTGGCAGCCGCCGGATGTTCTTCAGCCAGGCGGATCGATATTCCGGCACTCCGGCCGGATCGTCCGGGGGAGAGGGCGGCGCATCTCGCTGCTCGAACGTGTGGGACACAATGCCAGCGCCGGTAGCAATGGCGGCCAGGATCCCACTACGCTTTTCGGCGGCAGCCACCAGGCCCTTGCGATTCTCGATCAGCCCGTTGGCCTCCTGCTCCAGCGCATCGATTTCCTCGGCGGTCATGCCCTCGCCACGGCTCTCGATCTCCTGGCGAATGGCCGCAAGGCGGGCTTCGATTTCTTTGATGTTCATTTTGTCATACCTCCGTCATAAGTTTGATTTTTAGGATTTGCTTTCGGCGCTTCAGCCGCTCCTGCTGTTCCCACTCAATCACTCCGTCGATGTAGGATCGTGCCGAAATATTGGTGCTGATGTTCGCCGGGTAAGATACCGCCGAAACATCATAGACCTTCTTGATTTTCAGGACTGCACGTGTACGTGTGTCCTTGTTGTATGCGTCTTCAGATACGGTGAACGCCCACGACATCTTGCTGATCAGGCCCGCATCTATGCTTGCATACAGTCGTTTTGCCTCTTCCGTCAGGCCCAGATCCGCCGCAATAAAAAGGCCTCCTTCCTGCGGCTCCAAAAGCAGGGAGGGCGGCTTCCCCTTTGCCATCTTGGTTCTGGCAAAAACCATGCCGGAATGGTCATACTGCATGATCACATCGGACAGGTCTGCGCCGTCAAGGGCATGGCGGTCAATGACCTCGTAGTACTTGTTGCCATCACACTCGCCTATGACATAAGGTTCGCCGAAGGTTGTCGCAAAGCCTTCAACGTAGTGCTCCGAGTTAAACCGTTTGCTCGTTGTTGCCTGCGGGGTCATCAGTGGCTGGAGCATTTGGCGATACTCCCGTCCCTTCACGATTGGCATTTTCTTTTACCTCCTTTCCCAGCTCTGACACTTCCGTGTATTCCTTGCGGATGTAGTATTTATCTCCGTCCTCCACGTGCGCCATGTTCCAGATGTCCATGACGTTGTTGCGGGTGAGCAGCCCCCGGTCAAACAGCTGCGTGCTGATGGATAGCTTTGTGGCGTTCGACGCATACTGCAGGCGATTCGCCGTGAAGACAATCGCATTGCCGAACGCCAATTCCCTGGGGGAGAACGTCATATTCGACATTACCAGCGACAACTGGATCGCAAACGGCTCGATCTTGCCTTCATAGTAGGCGTTCCATTCGTCTTCTGTGTACTTGTTTTGCAAGATCCCGGCGTTTGTGCCGAAGTAATTGAACACATTTTCGTTGATCTGCGCCATCTGAGCGGCATTTATGGTAAACGGCTTGCTCTCGATCGGCTTTACGTCGGCAAATTTTGCATCGTAGATCACCATACCGCTCTGGTTGTCCGCCGATAGGTTGTCGGCGGTGAAACGCTTGCGTTCTTTGCTGATGTCTTCCGGCTTCAGCATATTGGCAACCTTCGCCAAAAAGCGGATCGAAGCGGAATTTTTCACGCCCTGGATGATTCCCTGGTTCTGGGTAGCGATCAACTGCATTGTTGGCCGCAGTGCTTCGTTACTTTCTCCAAAGAAGTCGTCGGTGTACTGGAACTGTGTCAGCACGCCGACACGCTCAAATTCGATGGCCGCCTTCTGGCCGTTCCCGAATGTGTACCGTAGATAGGGCAGACCATTGTATTCCACGACCTCACAACGGCGGGGAAGAAGGGGGTAATAGCCAACCAACGTACCATAGTTGTCTTCTACCGGGGCAATGAAGCATGTGTTGTTCACTGATAGGATCGTCGCAATTCTGTAGACGAATTTTGACGTGTCCATGAACGGGTTCGGTTTGAACTGCAGTGTGCGTTCGAGGCTTTTCCGGGCCGTCCCGCTGATCTCCGGCTGGAGCTTTGACGCAAACGAGGCAAAGGAGTGAATCGCTGCTCTTGTTAATTCCATCTCGTACAGGCTTTCCGGTGCAGAGCTGAAGGCCGGTGTGTATCCATTCAGCATCTTGAAATAGCCTTCCGCCTTTAGATCGGCCTTTGGCTTCCGGAAGATTGTTTCAAAAACTCCCACATTTTTCACCCCTCATTTTTCAACATTTCACCGATTTCATTGTAATATTTTTGCCGCACGGTCAGCGCATCGATCACGGCTACAAACCCATCAATGCGGGAGCGTTGTTCGATTTTTACCGGGCGGAATTTTCGTGTTTCCGTGTTGTGTTTCAGCGCAACGTTCAGAAAATGTGCCTTCAGCAAGCTGTTGTCGGCAATCTTAAATTTCCCGTCCTTGATTGTCCCTTCAAATTCCCGGATCACCGGCGCAAGGTTTTCACCCTGCCAGACATCATCCACTTGGAAGCCAACGTCTTTCAGGTCGTCGATCAGATACTGGGCGGAATATCGGTCGTACCCGATCTCCAGGATATAGATCCCATAATCTTCCCGCAGCCGCAGGAACCAGTTGTACACGTCCCTGTAGTCAACATGATTTTCCCCGGACAATGTGACGATCCCCTGTTTTACAAAGATATCATACGGCACTCCGTCGGTTGCCTGAGCTGTTTCGAGGCGGCCGGACGGCATAAAAAACTGAGCGAAGGCGTACAAAGTGCCGCCACGTTCTACAACCACAGATGCAGCAGTCAAATCCGTTGTCTGGGACAGGTCTATGCCGCCGACGGCGTAGCTGCCTCGAAAATCAGACAGTGCCGCATGGACTCCAGCATGATCGACGACCTGATATTCCAGCCACGCAACAGACGAATTCTGCTTGATATTGCAGTATTTTGTCAGAAATTCCGCTCGCTTTGACAGGCTCATTTCCGCCACAGCGATTTCCTCTCGGAAGAAGTCAGGGAAGACGGACACTCCCATGTTTGGGTTCGCCTTCTTCAGTTCCTCGATGTCGTCCCACTTGTCCGCATCGTCGATCATGTATAGCAGGGGAAGCAACCGCCTTTCCTTGCTGCCGCCCTTCAGGAATGCCGTGGAACGCTTCATCAGTTCGTCGTAGATTCCATCGTTTTCATATCCGGCTGTGCTGATCGACAGAATCATCGGCTGGCGGCGTGCACCTAGTGCAGACTTCATGACCTCGTACTGTTTCAGCCCGCCATCCCCACGCCAGCTTGCTACTTCGTCGTTGACAACTAGATGTGGGTTGAAACCGTCCGATTTCTTGGCGTTAAAGGCCAGAGGCTTGATTGCCGTGTTGCTTTCCTCGATGTAAATGTCGCTGCGGCGTTTCTTCGCAAGGCTTGACAGTTCCGGCTCTTTTTTGATCATCTGGAAGAAGTTGTCGTAGACAATGTTTGCCTGCTCTAGCTTGGGAGCAAGACAGTAAATTTTTGCACCGTACTCTCCGTCGATGTATGCCATATATGCGATGACGGCAGAGGCAAAAAGTGTCTTGCCGTTCTTCCGACCGATCACGATGAACACCTCCCGGAAGATCCGCAGACCGTCCGGATCCACGATTCCAAACATGGCAGAAACGGCAGCTTTTTGCCACAGTTCCAGCTTTAGGAGATCTGTGCGGCCTTCGCAGTGGTGGCAAAAGTTTTCGATGAAGCGGATCGCCTTACTGGCCTTCTTTTGGTCGAGCGCAAACAAGCCGTCTTGAAGGCCCCGGATGATGTATTCATAGAGCAGACGCACCCATTTCCCAACGGTGATTTTCCCTGCCGATATTCCATCAAAGTATTCGTAGATGTAATTTGGCAGCATTGCTATTCGTCACGCAGCGCCTGTAGGCGGCTTTCTTTTTTTCTCTCCGGCGGGACAAGCTCGCAAAGCTGCTTGATTATGGCAGCGTGATTTTTTGTCATGGCAATATGTGTCTTAACGGCATCGCTCTGCTTTGTCCCGCTCTGATTCGCACCGTTCTGGTATTCGACCGTGTACCCTTCTTCGTTGATGATTTTCTGAAGTTCTTCCAGGGATACCGCCATGAACGCAGCGTTCTTGATCAGGCTCTCGACGGTCTGCAATTTGTTCTTGTCCAAGTCCCGGAAAATCCGCTTTAGTCTCAGGTACTCCCGCTTAATCTTCCGTTCTTTTACCAAGTCCGCCTTTTCTGCCATAAATCCCGCCTCCTTTCCGGCTCGCCTACACCCCCCTAATTGCGCACACCCGTCATGCGTGCGCCTGCGGGGTAAAATTAAACCTCTGGCCTCGGTGTCTCATTTGGCCCCCCGGCTTCGGCGAATGGGGGGGATCAGGTTCCCGTCATCGTCAAAGTCGTATTGCCTTTTGTCACCGCTGTGGTGTTCCTTGTTGTGGCAGTCCTGGCAGAGTGCTTCCAGGTTCTCCCACGAAAGTGATATGCTCGGATCATTCACGTTGCGCTGAGTCAGGTAGACCTTGTGGTGTGCTATCTTGGCGACTGTTGGGTTCTCAGGCGTGGAGCAGCGTTCGCACAGGTAGCCCCTCGATTGCAGAAATCCATCACGGCATTGCCGCCATGCTTCCGAGCCATAGAATCGTTCCGCCCACGGCTTCATGTGTTGCCGCCCTTCTCCCGCCCTGGTAAAGGAAAAGCCCTCTGCTCCCTGCAGAAGGCTTTTCCTGTGCGGTATTCTTTTGCAATAATTCAGCGTAAATATTATAGCATCTAAAAACAGCATTGACAAGGTGCACGGTTTGGTCGTGTTTTGGTTATTTGTCTACAGTGTGGCGGACTGTTGCCGCCGACAGCGCCGCTGGCGCACCAAACACACAGACGGCCATGTCGTTGACGATCCTGTTCCGCCAGCGTCTTGCCGTCTTGATTTCCCTCAGAATTCCTGCGTCAGATAGCGCTTCGGTAACTTCTTCCCAGGTCGCCGCCCTCCCGTCTTGCCGCAAGCTGCCGTCGATATTTTCCCCGAAGTAGTACAAGCGGATCACGGAAAATTCTTTTTGCCCCTCGAATAGCGCAATGGCACGCTGCAGGGCAGCAAAGGCAGACTTCGTTTCGGCGAACCGCCGCTGTTTCTCCTCTCGGATATCATCGACAATCTCCGCTTCTGTCTTACGCTGGACATACCCTGTTACCTTGGACGCAGAAGAAAACGTCTTCCGCCCAGAATGGTATTCGACCTCGCAGTATGCGTCCTCGTCCGCCACCAATGCCTCCAGCTTATGGTAGTTATACAGCAAGGCCTCCATTGCTTTGAAGTAGTTAACATATCCTGCATTCGAGGCGATCGCTTCCATTGCCCCTGCTCTGGCTGCCTCAAATACTACCTGCTGCAGGTCTTCCGCTCCCGCCTCGCCCTGTGTGCTTTTATTTGGCATTCTTGTCCCCCCCCCCCAAAAAAAATTTCCAATGTCTATGTTTCTTGCTCATTCTGGCTTCATCCTTTTCTCCTTTCTGGTCGGTGGCCGGACTCGGCCTGGTTTGTGGTGGCTGTTGTTCTAAAACTTTACACATTTACAAGGCTTTTTAATGCGCCCTTTCGGACGATTTTTTATTCTCACTTTCTGCTTCGACGTAAGACCTCCGGTTCCCGAATATACTTATAGTATAGGTAGCCCCACTTCGTCGCCTTTGATTCCACCAGCTTGTACCCCTTAGGTGCGATCGGTGGCTTGCTCTCGGTGTATGTCCTTGCGGCAACTGTCGGCGTTTCTAACTCCGGTTGCCGCAGATTCCTGGTACCTTTCCATCGATGGCCGCCTTGTTCCGGCGTCCAATGGTTGAATAAGTAGTCTGCAAGGCCGGTGTAATCCTGGCCGTAGTCAATTCCTGTGTAAAAATTATGCTCTCTCAGGTGCCGGATGTGGATCACTTTTCCTGCGTGCCATTTGCCTACAACAGTCTCTTCCGGCACGCCATCCGACAGCATATGAAAGTGAATGCGGTTGGTGGATTTACCCCTCCCCATGTAAATGATGATTTTTGCGTTCGGGTATGCCCGCTGGATTCTCCGGACATAGTTGTCTCTGACCCTGCGTGCTTCGCCGAATGTGTGGACTTCGTTGTCGTCGTCAAATGTCAGCGTGCTGTATAGAGAACTCGGCGAAAAATTTTCGTTTACCAGGCGGCGGTGCCGCCGCCTGGAGATCCCGATCCTGTGCTGCTCACGTTCGGCGGCGTCCCGAAATCGCAGACGAGGCGAGGACTTCTTGACATCTGCCCTGTCTGATATGCTGTAAACGATTTGCTCGCACACGACTCCCGAAAAAATGCGCCGTTTCACTCTCTTCATGGTCGCTTTTCCTCCGGCGGATGGGGCCGCCTAATTTGCGGCCCTATCCATTATTCTATAACTATAATTCGTGGATCATCAATGTATTTGCCCAGCAAATCTGTGTCCAGGCAACACAGTGGCCGAACGCCGCCAGTTTCAACTGCCCGCTTGAAATACAGCGATCCGTCCGTAACGATAACACGTACAAGGTCGTTTCTTGGGCTGTCAGCAGTTACTGTCCACCAGAAATCCGCTCCCCAGCTGATATAGTGGCGGCAGCCACGATATTCGTTGCAAGAAATAAGCCGGATCTTTGCCCGATCCCAACCATAGCTTTTCAGGCCATCGTCTGCCACAAGACTGACGATAGAAGGCTCGAACATTTCTTCCGGTACGCCGTTTGCGAGCAGCGCCCGGAAAAATTCACTATTCAGCCATTCTCGGAGATCTGATGCAGCGAAGTCGTTTCGACTCTTGCTGTCGAAGGCACGAGCTGCAATGCACGTTGCAGCAATACATTTCGCCCAGTCTCTTCCCACTTGGATCACATCCCATGCAATGCCGCCGAAAGTGGCTTTCATTCCCGGAACAATCCCATGCTTATTCTCCGCCATTGCCAATTACCTCCGCTTCATCTTCTCCTCGGACTCTGGGGCAACGTATTGCCAGAACGATCTGGCAACTGCAGCGTGGGCAGTCAACCGCCGAAAAATGGATCGGTGGCACACTCAGGCGATCGATGGCAGACCTTTGTTCTTCCGCAGTATAAACCATTTCTTTCTCCAGCTGAAAGCGGTTTCCGCACACCTTGCAATTCACCTTTTTCTGGAACATTTCTATTTCTTCCTTTCATTATAGACTACGACCATGGACGGGAATGGAGCCGATTCTGCAGCGTTCCCACTATTGTCCGTGAAGTGGAGCCTCCCACGGACGAATCGAACTTCCGCCTTTCCGTATATGTAATCGTGGAAGTATGCCGTGTCTGTTCTCGCTGGAATGAGCAGGACAATCGTTTGCCCCCCCCGTGATTCTTCCCAAGCTTTCTTTACCCACTTGCCAATCTGTCTACCGTATGGAGGATTGCAAAAGACGGCACCGCCACAAGCCCAGCTTTGCGAGAGGCCATCCGTTTCCGGCGTGTAGTACAGGGAACATTTTGCGTTTTGTGCTGTTGCTGCCGGGTCAAGGACGAAATGAAATTCTGCATCTAACCGATCGAAGAAATCCTGCGGTGCGCACCAATCCGTTCGAGCAGAAGAAAACAAAGCTTTATTCATGCGCTTCCTCCGTCCTCGCTGTCTCCGTTGTCGCCAGCAGCCTGGCCAACTCTCCCGTTGCCTCCTGACTGATCCCCATCGGCATGATGGCCGCCACAAGCACCATCCCAGCTTTGGCCACAATGTAGGGCGCTCCGTCTGCCATGGTGCGCTTGGCAAACACCAGGCCATCACTATCTGCAATGGGATCCAGGTTTTTTGCGTCTATCCACAATGTCCCGCCTGATCCTTGCAGCGGCTGCATAGTTGACCCGTCCACAGTGACTTGATATTCGCTTGCGAATAGTGGTTGTTCCTTTGTCGTGTCCCGGAGATCCATTTTGCCAGGCACCGGCTCAACTCGAACAAGCCACTTGCAGCGCTGCTCCGGCGGGACATCTAGAACAGCGCAGACGGTATCCTCGTCCATCAACGGAAGACCATCTGCAACATAAGCAGCGGAGGAAGTGCAAATATACTGCACTACCCCTCCCATATTGGCCTCACGTTCCCATATGATCGCCTGCTTGTTTTTGCGGCACAGCGCCGCCACCCTTTTAAGTTTCATGGTACCCTCCTCAACACTCGATTTCGCCGTGCCGCAGCAGGTATGTCTCCCGGAAGGCCCACCCGTCTCCGGAAAACTCCAGAACCAGGAACCTTTTGAGCGGGTGAATGTACACGACAGTGCCCCACAGCGGCTGGACGTCTGTCCCGCCCTGCCCGTAAGACGTGGGCTTTTGCCTTGCCATATCTCCGATCTTCCATTCACGCTTCTTCATCGGCTTCTTCCTCTTTTTTTCTGGTGATGGCCCGCAAGCGATCAAGGCGGGCCTGATCTTTGGCGTACTGCGCCGCCTTATACTTGCCGTAGGTCATCCCGGCGTTCGTCGCCCGTGCGGCCTCCTGGGTGAGCCTGTCCCATTTGGGGTCGATTTTGATTTCCTCTTCCATTGGTTTCCCTCCTTTCGGTGCCTTAATTAGTCGGCTGGTATCCATGGCCTCCAGCTACGCTGCGGAATGTGGAAATTGGCATTCCGCACGCCCTGGCTGCCGCCGTGCAGGAGAGCTGCCCAGCTTTCCAGCGGCTGTAGATATCGAGGAAGTTCTCCGGCAGGGGTTTGGGAGACCTACCGAATTTCACGCCCCTGGCCTTCGCCGCTGCAATGCCCTCCGCCTGCCGCTGGCGGATGTTCGTCCGCTCGTTCTCGGCCACGAAGGAGAGGACTTGCAGCACGATGTCTGCCAAAAACGTCCCCATCAGGTCTTTCCCCCGCCGGGTGTCCAGCAGGGGCATATCCAGGACGC